TCGTTGTTTTCAATTTTAAGCAGCATCTTATACATCTCGTTGTTATTAAACTTCTCTTTGTTATTAAATATATAATCTACTATCTGGTTGGCTGTAAATTGATGCAGCGCGCTGTAATTGGCTGTTGGTTCGGCTGCTTGGTTTCCTAAAACCTTACTTTCTAAATACTCTAACATTATATTAATGTTTTTGGTTCTAGGGTTGTTGCTAACCTTTGTTAAAATATTTCGCGCACCAAGATCACTTAAACTGGTATTTTGGCCATACTCGTATGATGTAATACCAAGTTCCTCAGATTTTTTTATAATAAAATCTAGTTTTTCTTCTTTAGTTAATTCGCTCACAATTAATCAATTACGTTTTTTTTATTAAAAAATATTTATAAAACTTGCCTAATATTAATTAAGTTTTATATATTTGTATTAGACAAAGATACAAAAAAAAATTTGAAAATTTTTTGAAAAAAAATAAAAATGGAAAACCCAACACTTCAAGAAACAAAAAACGTAGTAAGAATTAACCAACAATTACGTGCAGCACAATTGCTTAGTGACTTTGTTACGCTTGGTTTTAAAAGCTATAGTAGCCTTAAAACAATTTGTAATGTATATGATCAAAGCATTACAGCAGACGAGGTAAAAAGCTTCTGGTATGTAAGTAATAATGTTACTGCAGATTTGTGTAATAAAGTTGAAACCGTAATACATAACCTTAAAAATACTGAGCTATGAAACTAACAAACATTGGCGTGCAACTGATGCCTATTTTTTTAATTATAAGCAGTGTGCTTTACTTTTTTTGGCAGGCTTATGTGTTATGTACAATCACCTTTGTATTGGCTGTATTAATGTGGTTAATGTTATTAGGTGAAACTAAAGATTTGAAGCTATGATCTATTTAGGCGCAGTTATACTATTGGTATTGCTTTATGATATAATTAAAGGTACAGAACAATGGACCAAGTAATACTAGCACCAGAAACCGTTACTGCGGTGGCGCGTGAGCTTACAGATAATTTACGTGATAGTGGCCTTGTAATAGTGCATAAAAGCGTGGCGCAATATGGATTTTTTTTCATGCAACGCCGCGAAAAACTATTAAAGCAAAAAGCAGTAACGCCAAGCCTTATAGTAAAGTATCAATTACTTAACCAAGTACAAAGTGTTGGTACTATAAAAAACATGGTAAAAGATGGTAGGATAACTACTAACGAGTGGTTTAAAGATAATAAAAACGTACTGCATATAACTACTGCAGCAATACAAAGGTTAAATGGCAATATTTAAAATTTTTGAATTGAACTGTAAAATAAAACGCACTTACCAAAAACCAGAGTGTAAACCAGGTTGTGTGTGTAAGCCAGTTGAAGGTAGTTTTTGCACAGAATGTGAAACTAAAGATTGTAAACAATTTTGTTAAACTAAATACTAAATACTATGTACGCAATACAAGACAGAGCAATAGTAAAGGTTGATTGTAAAAACCTTATAAAGCTGGGCGCAATTACAGATAATAGAGTAGATAAACTTGAAACCCTTGTAGCAAAACATTTTTGCATGAGTGTGTATGATCTCGACACGTATTATAAAGATTCAGAAGGTAAGCTTATGGTGTGTTTTCTGCTTCATGAGTGGTTTGATTACAGCGTAGATAGTATTGCTGTAAAGTATAAAATATATCCAAGCTTTTTACAAAAAAACATAATAGAGTACTACCATAAGTACTTGATAAATGATGCGTTTTGTGCAACTGTAAACCAGTTGAAAGACGCATTTTTTAATGGTATTAAAACAGCGCAGCCAACATTAACTTAATTAATAATAATTAAAATTTGTTTAACACCGAGTTGGTTCGTAATGTTTTGATTAATAGCAAGTAAACTGCTGCTTTAGGCAAGCATTTAGCAGCAGTTTTTTAAAAAACTAAATACAATGAAAAAAACAATAATAATACTGTGCTGCATCATTGGTTTTACAACCACAGCACAAGAACTAAGTTTTGGTTTAGGTGTAGATCCTAAAATGGCTATACAAGGACCATACAAAGGTAAAGTAAATGATATTGGCACAACCTTAGATATAGAACTAAGCTTTGCTTTAAACTGGGAAAAATGGCGTTTGCAAACCGCATACAAAATACATCCTGCAATTGGTTTTAGTAAATGGACCTATTTTGAAATTGACTACAAGTTTAACGATGTATTGCTTAAAAACTTCACCTGGTATGTTGGTGCAGAATTAAGCAGTATTCGTAGGCATAGTGAAGATGCTAGTTTTGATCAAAAAGATAATTACATAGTTAATGATACGCAAGGCTGGCAACCAGGATTAAGCACACAATTAGAATGGCGCATGGTAGATGGTAGGTTTGGATTATTTGTTGAAGCAAGTGTTTACCAAGCAGAGCGTAAATTATATAAATACAAGAAGTTACGTAAAGATGTAACTATTGGTGTAATAGTGTACTTATGAGAGGAGCAACCCAAGAGCAAAAGCAAGAGGTTTGTGATTATGCAAGCCAAGGATTTAGTGATTCAGAAATAGCAATGCTTACAGGTTTATCAGTGAATCAATGTGCTAAAATAAGTACTGATTATTGGAGTGATAAAATGGAGCGTAAGCAATTGTATGAGTTAAACGAAACAGATAGGCTTATGTTTAAGCTTCTTAAAATGTTTAAAGAGCATGTAGAAGGTTATAAGCTAACAAAGCCAGAAATAAAACAAGTGATAACAGATTGTGAAAACTATTTAAAATGAGTTATAAAGACCTAACCACCAGAATTGAATCCTGCTGCAAAGCAATACGTCGTGCAATAAAAAAAGAGTATAACGAAGGATCAGAAATACTAAGCAAATTTGATAAAAACCGTATGCGTATTATTAATAAATACTGCAGAAAATACAATGTATGTCCAGATCGTATTTATATGATTTTAACATGTAAAATAGCCACCACAACTCAAAAAAACAAAGTAAACAATGCAGCCTAACTACTATGCTATAATACCTGCAAATGTAAGGTACGATAAACGTTTAACGCCTACAGCTAGATTGCTTTATGGCGAAATAACAGCCTTGTGTAATAAAGAGGGTTTTTGTTGGGCGAAAAATGATTATTTCAGCAACTTGTATGATGTAAGTAATAGAACTGTAATACGTTGGATTGGTCAGTTGCAAGAGCTTGGTTACTTGGTAGTTGAAGCTAATAAATCTGAAAATAAGCGTAAAATTAGCTTAGGACAAAAATGTCACCACCTAGTGACAAAAATGTCACCACCTAGTGACAAAAATGTCACCACCTCTATATATAGTATTAATAATACAATTAATATACCTACGAGTGGATTAAATTTTGTTATTAAAAACTTTCCTATACGTTTTGAGCAAGAATTTTTAATGGAGTTTGAAAAGCAGTTTAAAAACCAAGATCAATTTAATAGCTTTTTAAAAGACTTCAATGATGAAGTAGAACAAAAAGAAAAAACGTTTGGGCCTTGGCTTATGGGAATGTTAAAAAAGTATGCGCGCAATTGGTTAAAGTTTCAGGCCAATAAAAGCAGTAAGGTAGTAGATATGATGCCAACATTTAAAAAAATAGGTTAATGAGTTTAAAAGCAAAAATACCACCACAAGCAATTGATGTTGAAACAGTAGTGCTTGGCGCAGCTTTAATTGATGTAAAAGGTGCGGATGAAATGTTTTCAGTATTTACTAATGCAGAAGTTTTTTACACAGTTCAGCATCAAAAGATATTTACTGCTATAAAACAACTATACAATGCTTCACAGCCAATAGATATACTTACAGTGAGTGAGAAGCTTAAAGAGCTTGGTGATTTAAAAGATGCTGGTGGTGATTTTTACATGATTGGTTTAACGCAAAAGGTTAGTAGTTCTGCACATCAAGAGTTTCACTGCAGGATCTTATTGCAAAAATACATAAGCCGTAAAGTAATTGAATTATGTAACTCAGGTATTGAAATGGCTTATGATGATAAAGTAGATGTATTTGATTTAACAGATTATGTAACCACGCAATTTGATAAACTAACAGATATTACAAATATAGGCCATAATTCTATGACCTGGAGTGATGCAATATTAAGCATACCAAATAGAGTAGAGTTTTTAACCAACAACCAAGGTAAAGTAACAGGTGTGCCAACAGGATTAAAGGCAACAGATAAACACTTTAATGGTTGGCAGCCACAAGATTTAATAATCATTGGTGCAGATTCAGGTATGGGAAAAACAGCCTTAGTGCTTGGTAATATGCTTGCTGTAGCAAAAGAAGGTTTACCAGTAGGTATGTTTAGTATGGAAATGAGTGTGGTTCAGTTAGCAATACGTGGTGTAGCAACACAAAGTAATTACCACATGAATCAGTTAATGCGTAATGGATTTGAAAAGGCAGAGTACTTTGATGGTTTAAATAAAGTGGTTAATGAAATGCAAAGCTATCCAATACACATAGATGATCAGCCAGCTTTAACAGTGCCAGAAATGAAACGTAAAGCAAGGCAGTTATATCGTAAGCATGGTATTAAGATGTTGGTTGTAGATTTTGTACAAATGTTTTCTGGCGATAAAGATGTGCGTATTAACATCAGTGAAGCAGCGCGTGAGTTAAAGAACATTGCAAAAGAATTAAATATACCAGTGATAGCACTATCACAATTAAGTAGAGAAGTAAGGCGTGTGCAATACTCAATACCAAGTAAACATCATTTAAAAGAATCATCAGCAATAGAAGAAGCTGCAGATGTTATTGCGCTATTGTATAGACCAACATACTATGGTTTTAAACGTGAAACACATCCAGACTTATACAATGGTTTATACATGGATGATTACAATACTAATGCCACACTTATTGTAGCAAAGAATAGAAACGGTGCGCTTGGTAATGTAGGCTTACATTTTATTGAAAACAAAACGAAATATATAAATCCATCAGATGTATCAATGGAAATGATTACAGAAGATGATAATGATATAGCATTTTAACATGCCTTATAAGCCAAAGAAAAATAAAAGACCTTGGGTTAAAGAGTACAAGCCACAGCAACGTGTTGTTAATATGGATTGGTTCTACCAAGATTATCGTTGGCGTAAGTTTAGTAAAGCATTTAAGTTAAGACATCCTTTATGTGTTCGATGTGAAGAAAATGGTATAGCAACACCAACGTGTGTTACAGATCACAAGGTAAGATATATTGATGCAGGACCAGGCTTTGACTTAGATAATTTAAAAGATGAAGATTTTGAACCATTATGTGATTATAGATTTAATAAATGCCATGAATCAAAATCAGGTAAAGAATCACATGGATTTAAAAGGGGTATGGGGTAAAATCGATAACGCTAAACTTACGTGTACATCGACTGCAAGTCACAATTTTACTCGCAGTGTATTTTAAGGTAGGGGGGTATAAATAAAGTAATATGAAGAATAATAATTTAACAGTAGCGCATAAGGCTAACGGACCAATACAGACCAATGAAGAAACTTCATTATATGAAGTTTTAAAGGAGCTTCCAAAACCATCACCACAATTTAAACTTTCATCTAAACAAAAGTTTTGGTGGTATTATTTTGGTAAAGAGTTTTTACACACCAGGCAGCTTACTCTATTAGATTTAACACATTTACAAAAGGCTGCTTTTTGGATGGATGCAAGAGCGCAAGCATATAAAGAAATACAAACACAAGGCTATAAGGGTTTGGTTCAAAAGTTTCCTTCTGGAGCAACTAATATTACAGGCCATGTTTCAATAGTTGAAAAAGCAGACAAGCATTTAGATGAAGTTTCCGCACATTTTGGTTTATCAATTAGGGATCGTCAAAAACTAAAAACACCAGACGCACCAGAAAATCAATTATCATTATTTGAATCACTTGCACAAAAATTAGCACAATAAATGAAACTAACCAACCAACAATTAAAGTCAGTACCATTTCAATACGCTCAGGATGTATTAGATGGTAAAATAGTGGTTGGTTTAAGAATTAAACAAGCGGTTCAAAGGTTTTATAAATGGATTGAAACAGCAGATGCAGATGGTTTTTATTTAGATCATAAAAAAGGCATGATGGCTATTAATTTTTTTCCAACCCTATTAAACCACACCAAAGGCAGTATGGTTGGCCAGCCATTTACACTTGCACCATTTCAACAGTTTTCTTTGTATAATATTTTTGCGTGGCTTAATAAAGAAACCAAGTACAGACGCATCAGAAAAGTGTATGATAAAAGAGGGCGTGGCAATGGTAAGACTGCAGAAATGGCAGGTATTTGTTTACTTATGCAAAGCTTTGAGCAAGAATCAGAATCAGAAGTTTATATAGCAGCCACAAAAGAAGCGCAAGCCAAAATATGTTGGACCTTTGCAAAAAATTACATAGAACATCCAATGGCCAACCCAATGTTAAAGCGGCTTGGGTTTTATTGTAAGCAGCGCGAAATAATTTTCAAACCTTTAGTAAGCTCAATGATGCCATTAGGTGGTGATAGTAAAACACAAGATGGTTTATCAGCACATTTTGTTGTTATAGATGAATATCATGCACATCCATCAGACGCATTAAAAGAGGTTTTAGAATCGTCAATGCTAAAACGATCACAGCCATTAACCTATCAAATAACCACCGCAGGCTTTAACACTTCATCAGTGTGTAAACATTATGAGGATATGTGTATAGATGTTTTAAACGAGCAAAAAAAAGACGATTCGCTTTTTATTATGATGCATGATTTAGACGATGGCGATGATTGGCAAGATCAATCCAATTGGAAAAAAGCAAATCCATTATGGGATTATGGCCTTAACACATCAGAATTAGTTTCAGCTTACAGCGAGGCAGTAAATCAACCATCAAAAATACCAAACTTTAAAACTAAGCATCTAAATATGTGGGTAGATTCACCGCAAATATGGATACCATCAGAAGTTTGGAATCGTAACATAGTAAACGTAAAAGATTACGAAAAACTATTTAAAGAAAAAGCCTTAGAATTTGGTTGTTTTTCAGGTTCAGATTTAAGCACACGTGTAGATTTATCAGCACACGTTCTATTAACCAACCCAGATAACGAAGGTAATAGGTATTTAATGCCACACTTTTTTTGTCCTAAAAACACAATAGATGCACGTAGCAAAGAAGATCGTGTGCCATACAGATATTGGTCAGACAACGGTTTTTTAAATGCAACACCAGGTGATCGTATAGATTATGATGTATTTAAAGACACTATACGCACAACCAATGAAGCTTATCAGGTAATTAGGCATGGTTTTGATCCTTGGAACGCCACCAGCACAATTAATGATTTAATAGCAGAGGGTTTTGATAATATTTCAGAGTTCAGCCAGGCAATAGGTGTTATAAATCATCCAACAAAACAATTTGAAATTTTAGTGTATGATGGTAAAATTAAGCATAATGGCCACCCAGTATTTAGTTGGATGTTATCAGGTTGCGTACTGTATGAAGATGCTAACGGAAATATCAAAGTACATAAAGGCAGAAGTCATGAGGGTAATAAACGTGTAGATGGTGTAATAGCAGGAATTATTGCGCTTGGCGAATCATTAACACCAGAAGATGTAAGCGAGCAATCACAGTATAATGATCCAGATAAAGAAATAACATTTGGAATTTAGAAAGCACACAGAATGCAGCGCATTGTGATTTCGTGCCGAAGGCAAATTGCCTTGAACGTGGTGCAGATATGATTAGTGCGTGTATATATAACTATACAAAATGATTGATATTGCATACATATATGTACATTTTGATTGAAATAACAATCAAAAGCATTAATTATATGTGCTGTTGTAAGTAGTTTTTGTGGTGTATTATACGCAAAAGGGTATAAAATGATGGTAATAACCAACATTATACGCAAAAAGGTATAATAATGCGAGTAGAAACAAACATTACTTACAACTACTAATAAAACAACGAAAATAAATACACATGAAAACAATTGATAATCAAATACTTAAAACAAATTACGCAGCATTATTCTGCCACAACG